ATTGTATCTGTAGTTGATAATACTACAGGCGAACAACTTGATCCTGAAAATGTGGTAACTGGAGACCATGAAAATTTATACGATAAAGCTTCTAATGATCAAAGTGGTATGAGTGAGGGTTCGGAAGATCCACTTATTCAACTACGCCGCAGCGCAGGCATGCACGAAGATGATATGGAAGAAAGTTGGAAAGGCAAATTAGCTGCCGCTGGGCTAGTGGGTGCTGCTGCTTTAGGTGGGTATGCTGCCGGATCACATAATCCAGGTAATGGATTCAGTAATACAAAAGGTATTGATCAATTTAATAAACCTACAACTTCTCATGTTCAACCATTAAAAACTCAAGCAGATTTAGATAGATATAACAAAACTCGTCCATCTGGCACTTCAAAATTAGTTAATTTACCCAGTGATTTTGAAGAAGAAAAAGAAATGAATGAAGGTGGATTTGCCACTGCCGGCAAATATATCGGTACTGGGCTTGGCGCATTAGCTGGTTCAAAGGCAAGCAAAGGTAGTAAGCGTGGAATGAAAGGCGGAGCATTAGCCGGTGCTGCTGCTGGCGAAGCCGGCGGACAATGGATTGATGACAAAATTTCTAATTTACATAAAAAATCATCTAACCCTACTCAAATGACAGCAGAAAGTGGCAATCGGTTAGAAGGACAATATGGACATTCTGGCAAAATGACACCCGTCGAAGGTGGCGATGCGGATACTATAGCCCGCTTAAAATTCTTATCAGGTATAAATAAATAGATAAATAAGACGTAAGAATAAAATGGCAAACCTAGTTTACTATGTTTGTCGTTTTAGTAGTAAGCACATACCTAGATGTGTATAATTAACTAGGCAGGCAACTAAAATCTAAACATAAATTAGATAGGCATCACATTTTACTTAATTAAAAAGGCATCTTAAAATGGCATCATTAGCAGAAATCCGTGCTCGTTTAGCACAAACAGAAAACAAACAAGGCAGTCAATCACAAGGCGACAACTCGATTTATCCACATTGGAATATCGCAGAAGGCACAGCCGCAGTACTTCGATTTATCCCAGACGGTAATACAAAAAACACTTTCTTTTGGCAAGAACGTGCAATGATTCGTCTACCATTTGCTGGTATTAAAGGCGAGTTAGAATCTAAACAAGTACAAGTTCGTGTACCATGTGTAGAGATGTGGGGAGAAACTTGCCCAATCTTGAGCGAAGTTCGTGCTTGGTTTAAAGACAAATCACTTGAAGATATGGGTCGTAAGTATTGGAAAAAGCGTGATTATATTTTCCAAGGCTTTGTTCGTGAGAATCCTATTGCTGACGACAAGACTCCGGAAAATCCAATCCGTCGTTTCATTATCGGTCCACAAATCTTTACATCAATCAAATCAGCACTTATGGATCCAGAATTGGAAGAATTGCCAACAGATTATCTGCGTGGCTTAGACTTCCGTATTAGCAAAGGTTCCAAAGGCGGCTTTGCTGATTATAGCAGTTCTAAATGGGCTCGTAAAGAGTCAGCACTTACAGAAGCTGAACAAGCAGCAATTGAACAATATGGCTTGTTTGATCTTTCAACATTCTTACCTAAGCGTCCAACTGAAGTTGAGTTGAATGTTATGAAAGAAATGTTTGAAGCTTCAGTTGATGGACAAAGCTATGACACAGAACGTTGGGGACAATACTTCCGTCCAGCAGGACTAAGTGCTCCGGCAACATCTGGTACTTCATCATCAGCAGCAGCTCCGGCAGCAGCAGCAGAAGACGATGATCCATTCTCTACACCTACTAAAGTAGCAGCACCTGCTGCTCCAGTGAGTAGTTTCGATGAGGATGATGTTCCAGAAGCATCAGCTCCAGTAGCAACTCCCGCAGCATCATCGGATAAGGCACAAGATATCTTGGCCATGATCCGAGCACGTCAAAAGGCCTAAGCACTAAGCCATCAATAATACAGGGGTCATACCCTGTATTATTAGCAGTAAAACAATAAAAGGATTAAACATGGCTAAGCCCTATGACTTTAGTAAATTTAGAAAAGACATTACCAAATCAATTGAAGGTATGTCTATTGGATATAATGATCCTACTGATTGGATCTCAACAGGTAATTATGCTTTAAACTATCTTATCAGTGGCGATTTCAATAAAGGTATTCCATTAGGTAAAGTAACAGTATTTGCAGGCGAATCCGGTGCAGGCAAGAGTTACATTTGCTCAGGCAATATCGTTAAAAACGCACAAGATCAAGGCATTTTTGTTGTATTAATTGACTCAGAAAATGCTCTTGACGAATCTTGGTTGCAAGCACTTGGTGTCGATACTGACGAAAGCAAGTTACTTAAACTTAACATGGCTATGATAGATGATGTAGCTAAGACAATTGCAACATTTATGAGTGATTATAAAACACTACCAGAAGGCGAACGTCCCAAGGTATTGTTTGTTATTGACTCACTGGGTATGTTATTAACTCCTACTGATGTTAAACAGTTCGATGATGGTGATATGAAAGGCGACATGGGTCGTAAACCTAAAGCACTTACATCACTGGTTCGTAATTGCGTAAACATGTTTGGTAGTTATAACGTTGGCATGGTTTGTACTAATCATACCTACGCAAGTCAAGATATGTTTGACCCTGATGATAAAATATCAGGCGGACAAGGATTCATTTATGCTTCTAGTATTGTCGTTGCTATGAAGAAAATGAAGTTGAAAGAAGATGAAGATGGCAACAAAATCTCTGATGTAATGGGTATTCGTGCAGGTTGTAAAGTAATGAAAACACGTTATGCAAAACCATTTGAAGGTATGCAGATCAAGATTCCTTATGAAACTGGCATGAATCCATACAGCGGCATGGTAGACTTAGCTGAGAAGCGTGAAATGCTGAAAAAAGAAGGCAACAGTCTAGTGTTTACTACTCCAGACGGCGAAGTTATTAAACAATTCCGCAAAAAATGGGAAGCCAATGAAGATGGTTGTTTAGATAAAATTATGGAAAATTTTGGTAAACACCCAGAAATAGTAAGTACTGATGACATAACTACGGAGGAATAAAAATGTCAGTAGATTTATCAAGAGAAATTTATAACGAGTTAAAACGGTTTATCAACGTAGTTGATCGTGATGAAGCAGCAGAAACATTAGTATCAGTATTAATTGACAACGATATTTCTGCGGATGATATTAAAGATGCATTTAAGGGCGAAGCAGATATTAAGCGGGCTCTTACCAGTTATCTTAAAGATCATCTAGAAGAAGAAGAGGAAGACGATTACGACGAAGACGAAGACGAAGATTATGAGAACTAGTTATGTGGTATAGTCGAGTAACAGCTAACTTAGGTGTAATACCAGATTTTATCGCACACTATGAAGCTGAACTTGTAAATGCTAAAAAAGAATGTCAGGTAGGGGGTATTATTGAAAAAAATATTACTTCCTTACCTGGCATTACTGAGCATAGATTTAATCAATTACAAGAGATTGAGGCTGTATTAAACTATCTTAATATTCAACTACGTAAAATTCGTCGTAAACATTTTCAAAAATATCTAGAAGGATATGCTCGTGCTTTGACTAGTAGAGATGCCGAAAAGTATGTAGATGGTGAAGATGAAGTTATTGATTTTGAAACATTAATAAATGAACTTGCATTATTACGAAATCGTTATCTAGGTATTATGAAAGGACTTGAGTCTAAAAACTTTATGCTAGGGCATGTTGTTAGACTTAGAGCAGCTGGAATGGAAGACGTACAGGTATAACATGTTTAGAAACGCAGAAGAATCACATCAGCATAGTCTACACACCTTAAATCAATTGTATGAATACGACGATTTTATGGCGTCTATAAAAACAGTTGCCGATTTAGGATGCGGAACTGGCGAGGATTTAGTATGGTGGGCAACAAGGACCATGCGTGATGACCGAAAGACTAAACTTAATATTAAATGTCAGGGCATAGATATTCTTAACAGGCTACCTATTGCCGGTGCATATCCTAATATAATTTATCAGAGAGCAGATTTCGAGGTTAAAATTAATGCACCTCCTGGAGGATTTGATATTTTATGGTGTCATGATGCTTTCCAGTATGTTGTTGATCCAATAAAAACTCTAACATATTGGCGAGATATTAGCTCAGAAGGGGCAATGCTAGCTATCATAGTACCACAAACAACTAATATTCGGCAAAAAGATTTAGATTTTACTCAACATGATGGCTGTTATTATCATTATACCATAGTAAATCTTATTCATATGTTGGCTATAACAGGGTGGGATTGCAAGTCAGGATTTTTTAAAAAAGATCCTACTGACAATTGGCTACATGCCATAGTTTATAAAAGTCATCGTACCCCATTTGACTTGAAAAAAACACGTTGGTACGATTTAGTAGATGCAAAATTATTACCAGATTCTGCAGATAAATCAATATTAGCCAAGGGTTACTTGGATCAAAAAGATTTAGTTCTTCCGTGGCTAAACAAAAGTTTATCCAGTATGAATACTCAATAGCATAAAATTTACCCATACGCTAATTAGCGTATAAATAAAAGGTAGCTCCTGTATTGCTACAAAAAAAGCAATACATTTTATCAGGCGCCTGTAAAACGGCGCCTGTTTTTTTGATTTAACGGGATAAGTGTGTTATTATTACAACATGAAAACATATCAATATGAAAACAGCTACAATTATAATTAAAGACGAAGTCAATATTAAGATTGAAGGGCTTGATCTTGACGCTCGTAAAAAGCTAGTCAATACCTTTAAGTATGATGTACCTGGCGCAAGGTATCAGCCAGCAGTTAGATTAGGCAGATGGGATGGAAAAGTTGCTTACTTTCAACTAGGTGGTAGCACATATACTAATTTACTTCCTGAAATTATTCCAATATTAGATAATTTTAACTACGACATACAGCTTGATGATCAAAGAGATTATTCAACTAACTTTACGTTTGAGCAAGTAACTGAAAATACGTTTGCCCATATTAATTGGGCAGAAGGGCATCCTATGGAAGGACAGCCTATTAAATTGCGTGATTATCAAGTTGAAATTATCAACAACTTTTTAGAAAATCCACAATCAATACAAGAAATTGCTACAGGTGCTGGCAAAACTATTATGACAGCAGCACTAAGTCAGCGATGCGAAGCACATGGCAGAACTATTGTAATTGTACCAAACAAATCACTGGTCACTCAAACTGAAAAAGACTATAAAGGGCTAGGCTTAGATGTAGGGGTATACTTTGGTGATAGAAAAGATATAGGCAAAACACATACTATCTGTACATGGCAAAGTCTAAATATCCTAATGAAAAATAGTAAAGATGATGTAGTAGCATGGACTACTATGGGTGCATTCTTACAAGATGTTGTATGCGTAATGGTCGATGAAGTTCATATGGCCAAAGCTGATGCACTTAAAACATTACTGACTACAATAATGAGTCGTGTACCAATTAGATGGGGATTAACTGGAACTGTTCCTAAGGAACCATTTGAATTTCAAGCATTGAAATGTAGCTTAGGCCCGGTGATTAATCAACTATCTGCGAGTGAATTACAGAATCGAGGGGTACTAGCACAATGTCATGTAAATATTGTACAACTGGTTGACCACGCAGAATTTAGTAACTATCAAAGTGAGTTGAAATTTTTATTAGAAGATAGCAAACGTCTAGAAACTGTGGCTAAACTTGTCACACAAGTAAATTTAACAGGCAATACATTGGTACTAGTAGATCGTGTGGCCCCAGGTCATGCTCTTGTAGAATTGCTAGGTGATCGTGCGGTATTTGTTAGCGGTGCAACTAAAGGAACTAAAAGAGATGAAGAATATAATGAAGTGGCAACTAGTACGGATAAAATTATCGTGGCAACTTACGGCGTTGCCGCTGTTGGAATCAATATTCCTCGTATCTTTAATCTGGTCCTTATCGAGCCTGGCAAATCTTTTGTTAGGGTAATACAAAGTATAGGCCGTGGCATTAGAAAAGCTGAAGATAAAGATCATGTGCAAATATGGGATGTAACATCAACTTGTAAATTTGCTAAACGACATTTAACCAAGCGTAAGGTATTTTACAAAGACGCAAACTATCCTTTTACACAAGAGAAACTGGAATGGAAGTGATGCGGTTGCTCTATACAATTTTACAAAGTATAATAACAATATGAAAATATTAACCCTTGACAATGAACCTTACGACTTAGATCATTTACCCGAAGAAATAGATGATATGCGTTTTGCTATTTTAGATAATTCCAATCCGCAAGACCCTGACTATCATTATATTCCTTTGATCTTCTTAGAAAGCTTCAATAGCCCGGCATTGGTATTGCAAATAGGCGAATATAAAATACGTATGCCAGTTGATTGGCAACTGTTAATTGGTGATCCGGATGCAGGTGATTTAGAAGTTATTCCATTATCAGCTCTTAATGACAGAGGATTTCAAGCATTTCAATTTAATCCATTAACTAGTTTTAGGCCAAGTTTTTTGAATGTTGAAATCTTAGACGTATATCAAGATGTAGCATGGTATGCTCCGAAACTTAAAAATGGACAATTGTTGTGTGTTCCAATAAGTGAAGGAGAGAAGCCTGAGTGTGTTTATTTTGTCAAAGACATTAGTCGCACTTGTGAAATAGTTAACTATGGAAAATCGTTTTAACATGGCAAAAATTACAGCAAATAAAACTAAGGATCAATATAATCCAGGTGATGATCCAATCACTCCCAATAGAATGGCAGTTAAGGAAAAGATGGTTGTTGATTTAGAAAGTATGGTTAAGAATCTTCAAGCAGCAAATGATGCTAATGCAAAAATTATTGACAAAATGCGTCGAGATATTACGCGTCTTAAAGATCAAATCAGTGAACTAGCAGGAAAAATTACTCGTGGATAAACTTAGTATTGCCAATGAAATGGCATGTTTTGATCGTAAGGATCGTGATTTTTATGACGAACTTACAGATGAAGAACGTAAAAAATTCAGTAATTATCTAATGATACGCTGGGGAAGTAGTGTAAATGGAAGCAAAGAAATGCAAGAATATTATCTAATTGCCACTAACGAGCGATTAAATAAACACTTCTTTGACATAAGTAAGCATCCTAAATTACAATGGCTATGTGCAACTACAGTAAGCCCAGGTATGGGTGTACAGCGTCATAATTGGATTTCTACTAAAAAGAAAGAAGCTGGAGCTAACAGTATTAGGAAACAATTAGGTGAATTGTTTCCTCATTTAGAAGATGATTCGCTTGACTTAATGGCGAAACTTAATACTCAAAAAGATATCAATGCATATTTGAAAAAACTAGGTCGAGATAAGTGAGTTATATTTGTCAGTATTGTAAAAAGTCTTTTGTAAAAGAGTCTAGTCTAACTGTACATTCGTGTGAGCCAAGACGTAGACGGCAAGAAAAAGATGAAGCAGGTGTGCGTGTGGGATTCCATGCGTACTTAAAATTTTACGAATTGACACAAGGATCAGCTAAATTAAAAACGTACGACAATTTTTGCGAAAGCCCATACTATAAAGCCTTTGTAAAATTCGGAAGATATTGTGTAAACACACGAGTTATCAATCCATCGAGATTTACAGAATGGGTACTAAAACAAAACAAAAAATTAGACTACTGGTGTAGTGATAAATTATATGAAGAATATCTTTTATTTTATCTCAAAGTAGAAACAATGGAAGATGCACTCGCTAGATCTATTGAACATGCAATGTGTTGGAGCGAAGAAAAAAATTCTCCTTCGCATGATTACTTGCGTTACGGTAATCATAATTCAATAACACAGGCTATAGTATCGGGACGCATTAGTCCATGGGTATTATATAATTCTGAATCAGGGCAAAGGTTTTTATCAGTAATGAATACTGAGCATCAAGCTATGGTATGGCCATACATTGATCCAGATGTATGGAATAAAAAGTTAAAAGAAGATCCAGCTAATCGTATAGAAGCACAAGAATTACTTAAAAAGGCAGGTTGGTAATGTCAGCAGATATTGACTTAGACCTAGCAGATAGAAATCAAGTTTTACAACTTATCAAGTCTACTTCAGCTAGGCAACATCAACAAGGACAAGTACGTAGGCACAATTCTGGAGTATACGTAACTGATATACCTTATGATCCAGTTAACCAATGTGCTGCAATAGATTACGAACTTGCTGAAAAGCGTGGATATTTTAAGATTGATTTATTGAACATGTCGGTATATCAGCTGATTAAATCACAAGATCACTATGACGCATTATTAGCCAAAGAGCCGCCGTGGCAACGTCTATGGACTGATCCAGAATGGACAAAACAAGTAGTACATATTGGGAATTATACTGATTTGATAGCAAGAATGAAACCTGATAGTATTACTAGAATGGCAGCATTTATAGCAATCATACGTCCTGGCAAAGCACATTTGCAACATTGTACTTGGTCAGAAATATTTCAATCAGTATGGGACGGTGATGACAGTAGAGGGTTTGTATTCAAGCATAGCCATTCTATCGGCTATGCTATGCTAGTGGCACTACATATGAATTTACTAGATGAGATTAGTCAGGCATCCGGCGAACAAGAGTAATAGATTTTCTTTTGCTCTTTTTACGAGCTAGTTCAGCTAAACTACATATAGGGCCATGCAAGATTTCAAGATCTTTATTGGCAAAAGTACGAATGTAGATACGGAAAGGTTCCCATTCTTTTTTGAGAAATATGTTGATAGGGATCGATCGATTACTTTCCCACCACCATACATTGGCTAGTTCTAAAAATAGCTGTTTAGCTTCTAAGTTGACAATACTACCAAAGTCATAAATGGTAGTGATAGCATCATCTCGATTCTGTATTATTCCAACATATTCTTGTGAAGAATAAACACATAGCGTTATAAACGGATATTTTTCGTTTAATTTTTCGAAGATTTCTTTATTCATTGAATGGTAGTTTTCATATATGGATATTTATGTTCCAAAATCAAGTTGTTAAAAATCGCTAAATAGTATGATGTATTCAACCACAGCTTACCTTTTTCAGCAACGAACACAAGTACTATTGCTTGACAGCAGTGGTCAATACTTTACTATGAGGTACAATCCCGTGTACGCCAAACGCTTAACCCTTAATCTTGGAGTAGATAATGTACTCTTATTTTCATTTGTTAATCAGGACGAAAAGCCTGTTAACGTAAATGGATGTACTTTTACGTTCCGAGTTACTAACACAGCCGGTACAACTTTGTTGCTACAAGAGCCAATGACTATTCTTAATGCAGCTACTGGACAAGTTAAAGTGTCTATTCCAGCCGAGCATACGCTAGAGTTAATTGCTCAGCCAGCCAATTATTCAATCAGTGTACAAAGCGGTAACTTAAATCAAGCAGTATTTACTAACGCACAATCCGGAGCACGGGCTCCTATTGATCTCGTTAACTCAGTTTTTCCAAGATTTATACCTTCAATGCCATGTACTATCCCAACAATCAGTTTAACTTCGCAAGCATCATTAGATGGTAGTCAATTCCAAAACTTTCCGGGCTGGGCGGGCAATTGGTATTATGGCGGCAATGGAAGTAACTTTTTTAACAACTATGAGAATACAGAATTTTACTCAAGTTTCATTGAGCCACGCAACTATGTAACTACAATTCAGTTAGATTTGATTGGATATACCGGCACAATTAAAGCTCAATGGGCACAGAATTATCAAAGTATCTGGTACAATGTTACTGAATCTACTACATATCTAAACAAAACTGGTACTATCTATATGAATGTTATGGGATGGTATCCATTATTGCGTTTATGTTTTAATAATAGTATCTTTGCTACTCCTAATCCACCTGGCTATCCTGCTTCAGCTTACGCTATTTGTACAGATGGAGTAGTAACAGGAATGAATGTTCAAAACGGCGGAGCTGGATACTTAGCACCACCTAAAGTTGATATTTTAGGCAATGGATCCGGGGCTGTAGTAGAATCAATAATAAATGAATATGGTGTTGTTACTGGATTTAATATTTTAAACGGCGGCGCAGGTTATTGGCCTATTCCAGCTGGTGGAATTAATCCCGCTGCATATCCTGTTCCTCCTGCTAGTCAAGGCGCATTTCCGGTTATATCAACTGGATATGCAACTAACATACTGTACCGTTAAAGTTGATTTAGCATATTAACGTCTGCTATACTATAGCATGATTGACATAATCTCTTACTTGCCTGCGAAAAGAAAACATACCAGTTCAGGTTGGATTTCTTTTAACGCACCTTGTTGTATACACAATGGTGATAGCCAAGATAAAAGGATGCGGGGCGGAATAAAATCTAATAATGACGAATGGAGTTACCATTGTTTTAACTGTGGGTATACTGCTAGTTTCATATTGGGTCGTAATCTTAGTATAAAAGCTCGCAACTTATTAACATGGCTTAATGTGCCGCAAGAAGAAATTGAGCGTATTAACTTAGAAAGTATGCGGCATAGATCTATGGATGGTATGTTGTATGATCGTGAGAAGAGACAGGTAGCAGACCAATTAGCGGGAGTAAGATTTAAGGAATTTCCTCTTCCGAAAGACTCTGTTTTACTTGATGAAGATGAACATCCTATGCAGTTTGCTTACTTGCTATCGCGCAATGCTCCTACAGACTATCCCTATATGATTAGAGCATCAGACGGAGTTCATTGGACTCGACCACACATTATGATTCCATTCACTTATGATAATGTGATAGTGGGCAGTACAACAAGATTCTTAGATGGAAAACAACCAGTATGGATCAATGATTTTCAGCCCGGATATGTATTTGGTACTGATTTACAAAAGCATAATTGGCAATATGTAATAGTAACTGAAGGTATATTTGATGCACTAAGTATTAATGGATTGGCATTGATGCACAATACAGTAAACGACAAACAAGCTAAATTAATAAGAAATATAGGCAAAGAAATAATAGTAGTACCTGACCAAGACAAAGCTGGACTAGAATTGATAGACCGCGCTGTAGAATTAAGATGGGCTGTTAGTATTCCCATTTGGCCAGAAGGCATCAAGGATGTAAATGATGCTGTGTGTAAACTAGGTAAAGTAGCAACGTTACTTACTATATTACAGGCCAAAGAAACTAGCAAGATTAAAATTGAAATAGGGAAGCAACGACTTGTTAAACGATTACGGAATTGAAACACAAAGATTATTTTTAGAAATGATGTTACAGGATGCTGAATCTTTTGTTCGTATACAAAATATTTATAATCCAGAAAATTTTGATCGTAGTATTAGACCAGCAGCAGAATTTATTAAAACTCATTACCAGGATCACAGTACTATACCTATTTTAGCACAGGTATCAGCTACAACTGGCATAAAACTAAGTGAAATTCCTGACTTACCAGATGGCAGTTTATCATGGTTCATGGAGGAATTTGAGAAATTTACTCAACGCCAAGAACTTGAGCGAGCTATTCTTAAGTCAGCTGACTTATTAGAAAAGGGTGAGTTTGGGCCTGTTGAAAAATTAATTAAAGATGCTGTTCAGATCAGTCTTCAAAAAGACATGGGAACTGATTACTTTGCAAGCCCTAAAGATAGAAACGACAAATACTTTAATAGCGGCGGGCAAGTAAGTACTGGCTGGCCTAGCTTAGATAGAATTTTATACGGTGGATTTAGCCGCGGCGAATTGAATATTTTTGCCGGTGGATCAGGTTCGGGCAAGTCATTAGTTATGATGAATATCGCCATCAGTTGGCTAGAACAAGGACTAAGTGGTGCTTATATCAGTTTAGAACTTAGTGAAGAACTAGTTGGATTAAGAACTGATGCCATGCTATCTGGTATGTCAACTAAAGATATTAGAAAAGACTTAGATACATCAGAATTAAAAGTTAAGATGTTTAGCAAAAAAGCAGGACAGTATCGTGTTAAAGGATTACCTGCACAGAGTAATGTTAATGATATCAGGGCATATTTGAAGGAAGTTCAAGTACAAACAGGTATCAAAATTGACTTTGTTATGGTTGATTACTTAGATTTGTTAATGCCTGTGTCAGCAAAAGTTAGTCCCAATGATTTATTTGTTAAAGACAAATATGTATCTGAGGAATTACGTAACTTAGCCAAGGAACTTAACATATTATTTGTCACTGCAAGTCAGTTAAATCGTTCGGCAGTGGAAGAAATAGCATTTGATCACAGTCATATTTCAGGTGGTATTAGTAAGATTAATACAGCAGATAACGTATTTGGTATTTTTACAAGCCGTGCTATGAAAGAACGTGGGCGTTATCAAATTCAATGTATGAAAACTCGAACAAGTACTGGTAATGGGCAAAACGTTGAATTAGAATATAATGTAGAAACTATGCGTATTACTGATTTACCTGAAGAATCATCTCCTGTAAGTTCATTTAAACGTCCCAATGTGTATGATAGCATTAAACCGCAAAGTAAGGTAATTAGTAATGAAACAGTAGATCCGGAAACTGGGGAAGTGAGTAAAATCACAGCAGAAGTGCAAAGTAGTAAATTAAAATCCATGTTGGCTCAAATTAAAGGCAGCTAGTTTGAAACTTTATATTCGATATTGTAATAAATAATAAAAAGGTTCTAACTAAAATGCAAAAGAAAACCCGGAGTTTGTTGGAAGAATTAGATTCTATGTACATTGAGCATGATCAACGTCATGTAATTGAGAATCGTGCCAACAATATAATCTCCTCAGCAATTCGTTTATTAGAACAAATAGATGAGACATACACTCCTGAGCAAGCAGAAAACCTTACCCGTAAGTTAATTAATGCGATTAAGTTGCGAGATCCTGATAAATTTACACGCACAGTAAGGAAAACAGATGCAAATTCATGAATTAACTAAAGGCCCACAGCGTACAGACGAAGGAATTCTTGATGGGATAAAAGGTGCTGTTAAACAAGCTGCCACTTCAGTATATAAAAACAAAATTCAAGCCCCAATCAAAAACAAAATAAATTCTGTTGGGCAAGGAATTAAAAGAGCTGGCCAGGAATATACCGGAACTAAAATGGCAGCAGATGCCAATGGTCCGAATAATCCGTTTTTGACTAAAATGGCCGGAATTAAAAATGCTTATAATAACTGGGGTGACCAAGCCCAAGCAAATCAACAGAATAAAACACAGGATAAAATAAACAAAGATGCTGAGAAATCAGCCGCAATATTGGCTAGAAAAGGTTATAATGTCAACGGACAAAATCAAAACCAATCGTTAACTCCAGCTAAAGCAGGTACTCCTTCTAATATAAAAGCGCAGGCACAAGCCATGTCGCAATTGAAAAGTAACTTTATAAACACATTTGTAGGTCCGCAACAGGGTAATAATACACCTACACCGACTACTATGGCCAATGCACCTGCTAGTGTAACAAACAAAGCTAATCCTAATAATCCTAATTTTAAAGGTGTTCCTCCTGTTGCTAATACTATGGCAAATGCGCCAGTTGGTAAAACGAATACAGCAAAGCCTGGTAATCCTAATGTAACAACACCTCCGCCGGCGGCTACTAATATGGCAAGTGCGCCAGTAAGCAAAACGAATACAGCAAAGCCTGGTAATCCTAATTTACCAGCACCAACCCCAAAGCGCACAGGTGGAAGAGCAGCAGGGGCACCATTAAGTCAAACACCTAATGCTATTAGAAAACGTGCTGCAAGACTAAAAGAAGACGGTGAATTTCTTACTGAGCTTAAATCTATACAAGATTTTCCTGCATGGATTGATTCACAAATTCCTGGATTAGCAAGTGCAAAACAAGATCCGGCTATAAAAGCAAAGTTAGATCAAGCATTTTCTGCATTATCTGCCGCAAAAAATAATCCCGATGCATTATCAAAGGCATTTGATAATTATGTGGCAATAGCTAATCAAGCAATGACTCAAAGTGGGCAACAAGATACACAACAAGGTACACACCAAGTTACATCATCTTCTGGGGTTCCTCCGTCGCAACAAGATAGAATGAATGCAAATTTAACTAAGTTAATCCCGCCAGATACTGCTAAACAATTACAACAACAAATACGTAGAAAGGAATTGACCCCGGACGCATTGATACATTATCTTGAAAATCCAACCGGGTATTAATCATGAATAATATGTTTAAAAATGGCGACGGTCAATCAATTACCCAACGTATCAATCAAACTGATGTTAAGACAACGTTATCTTGGCTTGAGCAGATGGTGGATCTTGATTTAATAAACAATTTGTCTAATGCTGATGAGCATAGTTTAGGAAAATTAGAGTTAACAATAGACTCTAATAAGATATCCCCTGATCAACTAATGGCTGAAATAACACAATGGTGTAATAGCCATGAACTGAAAGCAAGAGAATATGTAAAAAACTCAGGTTCGAGAATTTATTTTAGAACTCCTATTAACGGCAATCCTGCTAATGGGTACGTACAAACTGATTTTAGTTTCGTGACACCTAATGAAACTCACAATGAATCAGATATAAACTTTTTATCTAGATTACGTGATCGCATAGTTAACCAAGGTATGCTAAAATTAATTGAATCAGATGAAGCCAAAATTAACGGTGGCAGAGCAAAAGGCATTGATCACATTGAAGATTTAGTATTTAGAAAAGGCACTAGCGGCATTAAAGATGCTTTGACACATATTAAACATTTGATTAATGATACTGCAAGTAGTGCTACCGTAAAATGGGATGGCAAACCAGCCATTGTATTTGGTAGAGATGACGACGGTGAATTTGTACTTACTGATATCAGTGGGTTCACTGCAACTGGGTATAATGGATTATTTACAAGTCCTGCTCATATTACTGAGAGGTTGTCTAATCGCGACAGTAAGTCAGCGACAATGGGAAAATTAGAGAATCGCGTAGAAGAACTTGGTCCAGTATACGAAATGCTATGGCCTATGTTAGAACAAGCTGTTCCTAGAAATTTCAAAGGTTTTGTACAAGGCGATTTACTTTATACTGAAACTCCAGATGAAGAATCTGGGGCATTAGTGTTTAAACCTAATACAATTGAATATAAGATTCCTGTTTCTTCTGATCTAGGTGAGGCAATTGC